AATATTGTTAGACGATACGGTCGAGCTTAAACCTCTCATTGATGCTGTTCTTAGTGAGAAGGTGACCGATATTCGTTCAACAAAACCTACACCACACCAAGAAATGACTGTAGCTCAATTTAAAGCTGCATATCAAATTGCGAGTGTGGACAAGAGGCATAGATATCAACACGATATCTATAATGACTCCGAGCTACAGGAGATGGCTGAAGCCAAATTCCTGGAAACTCAACGTCGCATTGCGGAAGTTAACTTGGACAATCTGGACATAAGCACCCAGAGAGTTCTCGATTATGCCGCATTGTTTATTTCCCGTGTACTTGGGAAATATGATAACGAAGAATGTTATCGCCTTTGTAAGTTCGGAAATGGTGCTTCGGTTGGGGTTCCTGCACGTGCTGCTTGTGAAGCTGCACGGTGGGAGCTACCTATATCCGGTAGCCCATCTCAAATTGATTGGTTTTCTGAATTTATTTCAGAAGATACGCTTATCCAAGAAATGTTGGAGAGCCAAAGGAAAGTGATCAAGTTAGAATCTGGTCACGTTAAAACCTACCAACCAATTGAGACTTTAAAACTGACGTTTGTCCCAAAGTCTCACAAATCTTTACGCGCCATTATGCCTAATACCACCATTGGCTCTTTTCAGAGCTATGGTTTAGGTGAAATGATTCGCGTAAGATTAAAACAAAATGCGTATCAAGATATACGGCGACTGCAACATCGTCACCGCGAACTTGCTTGTGCGGGGTCTCAGCACGGTTTATCCGTTACTGCTGACCTTTCTAGTGCCTCTGATAGCATATCAGTAGCATTAGTGGAACGTTTACTTCCCTCTGATTGGTTCAATATTTTGAATCACAATCGGATAGGTAACGTCCAGTTACCCAGTGGTACTATAATACAGAGTAATACCTTCTGTACTATGGGAATTGGGTACACATTTTGTTTACAGACTTTGATTTTCCTTTCTCTCCTGAAAGCAATCGATTTCCTTCACAGGAATGACAATTGCAGGTACACCATTTCGGTTTATGGCGATGATATGATTTATCCTCGTCATTGTCATGAGCCGGTGGTTCAGTACTTCGAGAGACTGGGGTTCCTTCTGAATGAAGAAAAAACATTCAGTACGGGGAACTTTAGAGAATCCTGCGGTGGAGATTACTACTGCGGAGTGGACGTTAGGCCTTTTCAACCTGAAATAGGCCAAACACGATTACGCCATCGCGCGTATGAAGCTGTACTCTACAAGTGCATTAATGGTTTACTTATGCGCTGGTCTGAGTACGAGATTGAGAGAACACTTAAATACCTCATGTCTGAAATAGAACGGGTGGCTCAAAAGGCCAAGGTCGTTCCGTTAGATTTTCCAGATGATGCAGGTATTCGGTGTTCACTGAGTAACGCCTGGTATTTCACCCAGGACTTCGTATTAGCTAAACCCAAACATTTGGGCCATGGCGTATTCTCTTTTTCGTACTTGGGCTTTAAAACTCAAGAACGAGAGGAGCTACGTCATGTACCTTACTATTGGGCAGCTTTACGAGGAACCCCTCTTAACCGCGATCTTTGCGGCCATAGAGAGTTTCGTTACAAGCATCTGGCCGACTTTGCT